CAGGGGGCTGCTCCGCTGCTCTCTGGCCGGCACATTCCCGGGTGAACGGGAGGACACGATTCAGCTGCTGGCTGCGGAGCATGACATCCCGGCCAGTGCGATCTACTACGCGATAGTGACAGCATGAGGAGGCAATCATGATTGATGAACGCACCAGGCAGATGATCGAATGGTATCTGCCGAACCCTCCGGATCCGGAGCTGGAAGAAGGCGAATACTACTACCGCCAGTCCACCATGAAGGGAGAGCAGGTAATCAAGGTCCGCGTGACAGCCATCTTCCCCGGAGAGAGGCATCAGCCGGAGGAATACGAAATCTATCAGATCCGGAGTGACGGCCTCCGCTGGGTGGATGTCGGATGGGGTGACCGTTGCAGAGGGGCTTTCAAGTCCCAGCTGTACGACAACAAGCAGGACTGCCGGGATCAGACCCATCAGTGGGCTGAAGACTGGGAGCATCTGCGCGAGATTCAGAAAAAGGAGGGACTGTTATGAAACACGTAATCATCTGCAGAACAGACGGAACCGTTGAGGATATGACACTGACCGAGGATCATGAATTCCGCTGGTACGGAGAACAGATCGGTGCTGACTATATCGAGGCGGTCCACGCCAGAGGATTGAAGCGCCCGTATCTTTTCCTGGTGGATGAGGATGGCAAGCTGAAGGATCATCCGGTGATCAACTTCCTTGGCAGCTGGCTGTATGAGACGCACAAGCACGGTGAACCGATTGTCGGTGACATCGTGATCGTGAAGGAAGTAATCCGGAACGGAGAACACGATTTCGATGGCATGGAAGCCGGCGAAGCTGACATGATGGCCGAATGGCTCCTGGAGAAGTTTTGGGAGGCTCATAACGCCGTGATGGACAGAATCGGAGATCGGATCATCAAAAAGGCGCAGTAAACATCCAGATTCAATCAGATTTGACCGCTGTGGCCCCTCTGCTCTCTTGGACGAAGAATCTACCGTCCGGAAGCGGAGGGGCCTTCTTGCGTCTCTCAGGCCCAAATATCGCATACCATGCAATTCGAGCCTGAGGAAATTTGAAAAAATATCGAATGCCTCTATTTCGCCCAGAAAGGGTCCTATTTCGCGTTCCGGCTTTCAGATGGAGAATCTACCGTCCGCGCACTCGGAGGCATGCCGTGCCTCAAATCTGCAAGAATCTGATAGATATCCGCATGTCATGCGACACGGACAATAAAAAAAGACCGCCCTCCATCTCGGAGAGCGGTCATCTCATTTTTTGTAGTTATTCAGTTTCCGGCGCACATTCCGGATCAACCATTTGCCCGGAGCGTCCAGGATCGAAACCTTTGCCCTGGCCTGCCGGATCTCCTCACAGCGCTCGGCGTATGTGGCGTACCTTCTGCAGGTTCCGTGGCATGTGGCTGTCCGTTCCTGGCATCCATGGCATGGGTTAGGCAGATTCAATCTTGCCCTGCTCGATCTTCAGCTCTTTCACCATGGCCTCGATCAGCGCCCTGGTGGTGTCCTCAACCTGTGTCGGATCCAGAATGTAGCCCTGCTTATTGAGCAGGTCAATCACGTACTTGAGCTTTTCCTGTCCCTGATTGCTGGTGTACAGCTGCTCAGCTGCGTACACGGCAGTCTTGACGGCGATGCGCAGCATCTCCATCTGATTCCCGTTCAGCTTTTCCTTTGCTGCCGGGATGACGTACCGCATCAGCAGGCCAAAGATCAGGGTGATCACCGACAGGATAATCGGTGTCAGATCGATCGTGGTATTTCCAAACTGTAGCATGGAAGCTTCTCCTTTCGTGTATCCGTACATTAACGAAATTTGGTGTTTTCGTTTGATTTAGCCGAGACCGAGGAACTGAGTCATGATGTACCAGCCTTTCCGGATGCCGTAGTTCACACGGCACCAGTTGTCGGCGTACTTCACGATCTCAACCTCCGTTCCAACCGGCAGCTCGTCATACAGGTCGCATCCGGTGGAAGGCCGCGCCCTCATCTTGACAGGCTTTCCGTTACTGGCCCAGACGGTGGCCATGGTTCCGGGCGGAACGGGATCCGGATCAGGTTCCGGAGACGGTTCTGGAGCAGGTACCGGATCATCGACCAGGAAGCAGTCCATCATCCAGCCCGTTTTCCTCTGCCACTGAACGTAGGCCCAGCCGGCGCCGTTGTCCTTCAGCCAGGTAACAGCCTGACCGACAGGCACCTTGTCCACAAGCTTCGCCTTTGTGCTGGCCTTCACCCGCAGATTGATCGGTTTCCCGTTCTCTGCGTAGGTGTACATGGTCTTGCTGGGTTCCGGTTCAGGAGAGGGACCAGGATCCGGAGAAGGTGACGGGCCGGGATCGGATCCGTAGTCCACATCCTTCAGCTTTCCCCAGTAAGCCCATTTCCCGATGGTGGAATCCGTCTTGGCCACAGGGCTGGTGCAGTGTGTGATCTCCAGCGGATTGACACTGGTCACGAATCCGATGTGACTCAGGTTGCCGGGCTCAGTGCCGTACCAGCGGTTGCCTTTGTCGGCATCTGTCCACGGTTTCCATTTGAACACGGCCATGCCGACCTGCAGATCCTTGGCGCTGGTGATCTTTCCGGTTTCCGAACAGTATTCCCGGAAGATCGTGTTGCAGCCATGGTAGATCTTCGCGCCCTGGTCGCGGTACATCTTGACGAACATGCCGGAACAGTCGATGCCGTTCTTGTCGTTCGTCCCGGGTGACTCGTACGGCCATCCGATGCACTCATGCGCGGATTCAATCATTTTGTTCAGATCGAGCATCAGCCATTACCTCCTTCGCCTTCGCTTTCTTTGTCAGGGACATCTTTGTCCTTATCACCGTGCAGAGACTTGGCAATCTCATTGGCCCAGAAGAACCACTTCTCATCGATGGAGTTCTTTGTGTAGGCCAGCACGGAGACGATCATGACGCCGGTTACCATGAGACCCAGGTACACAGCCGGCAGAGCAGAATCAGGAGTGACCACGATGGCCATCACCAGCAGAATCATGTACAGGAACCAGAACCATTCCGTCCGGCCGGCAAGCTTCTTGCTGAACTGCTCCTTCGGATCAATCTTCCGGTTAGCCATGGCCTTCACCTCACCTGTGAGTCGGCAACGCCAGAAACTTCTTCCGGATGTCATCCATGACTCCGTTTGCTCCGAGCGTGTGATACTGCTGGTACATGTTTTCCCAGTTGTCCCGATCGTCCGGATCCGCGAATCCTTTCTCTTCGTAATGCTTGTACGACTGAAGAAGGCGATCGCGGAGGATAGCCTGCAGGCCCTCTTTGATCGCCTTGTTCTGCGCCACCTGAAGTTTGATGAATCCTACCAGAGCGAGGAAAAGTCCGGGCACTCCGAAGAGTGTCAGCCAGTTGTAAACCGTCATGGTTACCACCATCTTTCATTCAATTTTGGTATGAAAAAAGCACCGGGATTATTCATCCGGTGCCGAGTGTCTGACCAGGACGTAATCCTGGCATATCTTTTCTCTGAGTCCGTTGTCGTTGGTGTGCTTCAGGATTCCGAGATAGCTTTGGATGACGCTTTGCGCGTATTCCAGAGGAACCTCTCCGCGCCCGTAGGCTTCCCGAACATAATCGAGGTGCCGCTTCATCTGCAGGGATGTCGGTTTTCGCAGGTGGATCTCCCGGGGAGTGACCACCTTCCCGATGAATTCACAGCCTTCCTCTGCCGGAATCACGGCGGTCTTGTTGTTCAGCTGCAGCACGAAGTTTTCCTGGAGGAAGTCATCGGTCGCGCCGATGATATCCCATACCTGCTGCTTGCTCGGAGCGATGCAGATCATGTCATCCATGTACCGGATGTAGTACGGCGCCTGCAGAACCCGCTTCACGTAGTGATCCACCGGAGTCAGTACGACATTGGCCGTCATCTGGCTGATCAGACTGCCGACCTGCATCCCGATCCCGCTGACCATTTCCACGTCCAGAGGATCGGAGTATTCAAGCGGCATTCCGAACGGCCGGCCATCGCTCCGGATCATGGTCTCCAGGTACCAGAGCATCTTCACGTCATCCAGCGGCTTCATCAGCTCCCGCAGCTGCACCTCAATGGGCACCCGGAAGAAGAACTTCTGGACATCCATCTTCCCGATGAACCATTTTCCGGGCCGGAAGCGCACGTGCTTCAGCCACTTCTGCAGCTGGGCGCAGGCCTTGACCTGGCCCCGGCCGGGGATGGATCCATAGCTGTGCTCATACATGCTGCGGATGTAGATCGGCCAGAGCACATTGTAAGCCGCGCAGTTCATGACGCGATACTTGAATGGCAGCGCGTGGATCAGCCGAACCTTGGGAAAGTATTCGTAGAAAGCATGGATCCCGTTCACAACAAGATCCTGCCAGATCAGATGATTCTGGGCCTCGATCAGGTTGTCTTCCAGATGGGCGGAATAGGATAGCACTTCCGGCTTGAAGCGCTTGTTCTCGCTGGCCAGCCGGTATCCGTCATACAGATTCTCGTATTGGTAAAACCGTTCAAAGACTCCGCTGTGCTTCTCCATCTTCCGTACCTCATCCAGTTCCACGCTTATCAGCCCGGTGTTTCCGGTTGCGGATTACGTGGCTGTTTCCCTTTTTCTGCCGTTGCCGACCGAGGAGTCAGACCCCTTTACCTCTACCGTCCGGACTGGAATCCGGCCCGTAAGCCGAAAACATCTGCCGAGACCATGGTTTCCCATGGAGTGGTAAAGCGGAGCGGAAGCCGATGTTGCCGTTCGCGTTCGACCGGGGATTGTTGCCGTTCGAGTTGAAGACGCCGGCGTTGGCACCGTTGTTCCAATTGCCGCCGCGGTTGAAGCACCGTCACTCCGCAAACACGATCTGAACCCTATGTCTTCGGCTTGGTCCTGACGGACTTGACCAGGCCGCCGATCATCTTTCCGATCTCCACCAGCTTTCCGCTCCATACCTCGTAGGTGTGGAAGGAAATGTACTTCAGCCGCATGGCCATCCTGATGTAGATCTTCAGCTTTTCGTTTTCGATGTCCAGCTTTTCAAGAGTCGTGGCCTTGGTGTACTTCTTATCCTCTGTGATCGTCAGCTCCAAGACCTGATTCATGCAATGCCGGATATCCTGCGCAAGGCTGAATTTCTCAGCCTTCGGGAATTGCGCGAGAGCTGGATAGGCATATTCCATCATGTCCTGCACCTTCTGCAAGACCTTGAAATCATCCGTTGCCATCCGAAGCCCTCCTGCACCGATATACTGCGTACCGCGGTACGCAGTATATCGGTAGGAGAACCCATTTTCAAGGCGATTCGGAAGACTATTCCTGCTGCTGGAAGAAAATTACGGATATCGTAATTTTGGGCTCAAAAATTTCCGCGCTTCGCGCGGAAGAATATCACCGCTATCGCGGTGATTTCAGCTACCAGTTAAGCAGTGGGCAGCTGGACGAAAGCGGAGCGGAAGCCGATGGAGCCGCTCGCGTACGACCGGGGATAGTAGCCGTACGAGAAGAAGACGCCGGCGTAGGCACCGTAGTACCAATCGCCGCCGCGGATGAAGCACCGCTCGGCTTCGCCGTTGTTGAAGTAGAAGTAGTCTCCTTCATAGGCTCCGGAGGTGTTATCATACTTCAGCATGCCGAGAGCCTGCAGCAGAAGCTTCGCGCCATCGCCAATCGTCCCATCGCAGTCAACAGACTCGAATGTGCAGCTGCGTCCAGTAGCTTCCTTGACAGTGATGCTGGTGGAATACCGGCAATGAGAGCTGATCCAGTCCATCTTTACAGAACCGGAAGTCGTTCCGCTTTCGTCAGGCGTGATCAAGGTCCCATCGCTTCCCTTGATTGCCTTCCATTCAGTGGAAGAAGCTGACTGCGGATGATCGCTGTCAGCGCCGTTGTTATTTACCAGGATCTGCAGCTCACCATTGACGGTGCGCATGCCGCCCTGCCACTCCCAGACATTTCCGTTCAGATCCCAGATGCCGGAGGGCGTCCGATCGTGAGACCAGGTCAGGGGGCCTGTGCCGGTGGCTACACGCTGGCGGCGTCCACTGCCATCACGGCCCATGGACGGAATAGCTTTATACTCACTCTCACGGGAGTCCTTGCCATAGTCATTGTTGCCATACGGCATGGTGCCATTCTTCTTGCACCACAGCGCAATCGCTGCCCATTCCATGGCAGTCATCAGATGCCAGCCGTCTCCCTTGGCTGTGCAGGCAGCCAGAGCGGCGTCAAAGGTGATGCTTGTTCTCGGATCCTGTCCCGGCAGAGAATACGCCCGGCCGTTCTGGACGATGTTCTGATACTTGGAGATATAGATTGCATCCACCTCTGAGCCGTTTACGATGAAAGCAGGATGGGTGGCGGTACTGGTTCCAAGTCCAAGCTCCGCATAGGTCATCTTCGGGATCTTAACCATGACGGAGGGCATCCCAAGATCATCATACAGGATTTCATTGTTCGGGCACACGGCCTGAAGCGCGAGCGCAGAAAGATCAAAATTCGCCATGTTTTTGTGCCTCCTTTATTCCACAGCCCACAGGCTGAGGGTGACTTTGTTCAGATCCAGCGGAACCGGGGTCGGAGGATCCTGCTCTTCGCCTTCCTCAGCAGGCTCCGGATAGATGTACTCCCGGGCCGGGATGTCGATCTCCGCGACATAAGCCCGGCCGGCAGCTGTGCCGATGACCAGATTGCCGTCACGATCGAAGCAGATGTCGATGTGAACAGCCCAGTCCTCTTCACGCTTGGCCAGGTTGATGGTCAGATCGTCATCGAAGCAGATGTTCTTCTTCTTTGCCGTGTCCGTGATCTCATAATCGATCTTCGGGCCTTCGTTCTTCTCCACGATAATCACTGGTCATAACCTCCAATCACAGCATAGACTACCGTCACGCTCTTCGAGCTGCCGGTGTGCTCAATCTTGAAGCCGTTAACCTGGCGTTCGGAAATCTCAATCTCACCGATATTGCTGCCGTCATTCGCGGTTTTGCTGACAACAACAACGATGTAGTTCAGATTGTCTCTCACGTTGGCCAGGGCAACGGACTTCTTGGAATTATTGAACGGGAATGTCTGGGAATTCGTCAGGGTGACCGTCCCGGTCTCCTGCACGGTGGCCGTCTCAAGATCCTCGATGCGCCATTCGCTCTGCCGCTGATGGTTCAGCTGCAGGGCGGCAGCGATGTGAGCATCAGAGATCCCATCTTCCATTTTGTTGAAGTTTGCCGCGCTCTGAGGAGTGCCTTCAACGTACCGCTCCCCAGGTACTTTCGTGTGGGTGATCGTGCCGTCTCCGTTCGGGACTTCGGTATACCGATTCTCGAACTCATCGACTTCGTCAACCCAGTATGTCCGCTCGTACATCAGCTTTCCTCCTCCGTGACTTCAAAGTCGAACCACTGCAGCAGGTTCGTCTCGGCTGTCTCCAGCACGACATTCACCGACTTGACCGCCCAGACCTGATTCTCCGTGTTGATCAGCCGGACGCCGGTGATTGTACATGCCACTCCGGGAGAGATCTGCACCTTGATCCGGGCAATGCCGGAGCTGGTCACTTCCTTGCTCACCAGAGCCGCATCATACCAGGAGCCGCCTCTTTGGTACTGCGCCTTGTAGATCCGCTTCGTGATATAATTCCGCAGATCCGTAAAAGCCGCCGTTTGCAACATGGTCCATCACCTCCTTAGAACAATGAATCGATTGGGGTTCCGCATCTTCGGATGCCATAGCTGGCAGACACGGACGAAGCACCAACTTCCAGAGCTCCGCCGTCCACGTCTCCGTGGGTGGCGTAATCCGGATGTGTGCCGGCGGTAACCTGACCGGTCACCGGCACCAGGTACTTCGGCCCGGCTGCCTCTGTTTCAATCACGATGTCCTCGTAGGACTTATCGCCGTGGGTGGAATACTGCGGAACCGTTCCGGCAACCGGCACATCGTATTTGATGTTCGGGCTCTTCTTGGTGTGGATCACGATCCCGCAGCGGATGCGCAGGATCGGATATCCATCCACATGAGCTCTGACCGGTTTGAAGATATCGATCATCCGGACAGCCTTGCTGAAGTTGATCGATCCGGAAGTGTCGGTACTCAGCAGCACCCGGAAATATCCGGGTTCTCCGTCATACTCGAACCATTCTTCAACGGTGGTGTCCCGCCAGACATCCTGCAGGGCGGTCTTCACAGCCTTGACCGTTCCGAGGCCTTTGCGGACGCGCCAGTTGTTTTTGATCTGGCGCCGCTTGGTTTCGATGTCCGCATCGAAGTCGTACCAGTCGATCTTGTAGTCCTTGGCCAGAATGTCGAGCAGATCCTCATCCAGCTCATCAATGCGCTGGAAGATCGCGGGATCGTTTACCTCTGCAGCACCTTCTCCCATGATCCATCCGATCAGCTTGGCCAAGCTGTACATGCCGTCATCCCGGGCCAGTACGCCAGGCAGGACGCTGAGCATCGATTCCTGCGTGATTCCCTTACTCATCTTCATAGCCCCCATTCGTGAGGGTTACGGTGCCCACCTTGGCCAGCTGCGGAACATAATCCTCCGGATCCGATACTGTAGGATCCAGCACGAAGCCGTTCTTCAGTACGCGGTATGTCGGAGACGTGATCACAGTCCGCTTCGCTCCGGCTTCCACAACCATCTGATTCAGCTTCGAGGGATTGATATCCCGGCCGATCTTCGCGTTCTGCCATGCGATGAAGTTCTGCACAGCCTCTTCCACGTTCGCCTGGATCTGGGCCGCGCTTTCCGTGGAATCACGGCTCAGGTAGTAGGTCATCGTGATGTTGTAGACCACCTCTTCGGCGTCTTCCACGCTGACCTTGTCCGTCAGAGGACGTATGCTTTCATCATTGCAGGCTTCCAGGATGGCGGCCTTGATCTCGGAGGAAGCGAGAGAGCCGTCATCCATCACCGCGTAGATGTGCACCACACAGGGCTCCGGGGAATTAACCACGATGTCCCGGATCTCCGTGGAGACCAGCTTGGCGTAGTATTCATACGCGCCCCTGGCTCCGGCGGATGTATAGGCATCCTGTCCGGCCAGCAGCAGCTCGTAGAATTCGTCATCGGTGGCGGTATCGCTGCCGCCGTCCGACATCGTGATGTTTGTCACTCCGGAATAATAATCGAACAGGTCAACGGCAGTGTTCAGCTGGCCGGGTACGTATCCGTTTCCGGATGTGCCGGCTGTTACGCAGGTGGCCGCAACCGTGGCTTCTGTCTCACCGATCTCCACGTATGCGTCTGCGTCTGTGGCAAAGACGATCTTCTGGTCCGTAGTGGTCACACGCGTTCCGGCCGGAATCAGGATCGCGGAGGCCTGCGCTTCCGAAATCGTGAATTTCAGCGTCACGGTGGCCGGTTTCGCCTGGGGCCGGGTCTGCGCGTAGAAGATCTCAGCCAGGTTGTCCAACCCTTCGCCAACGGCCTTGCTCGGGATGTTCTGGTTCCCGGCGAAGTTGATCTGTTCTGCCAGCAGAACCATGGTGGCTGCCACCCATTGGATGAACAGCTTTTCCGGACTGGCCGGATGCACGGTCCGCTGCGCGATGCTTTCATACTTCGTTGTCAGCCGATCCACCAGCGTCTGAGGATCCGCGTCAACGAAGATATACGGCGTAGTATCCCTACTCAAAGTCACTCACCTCCACAACCGGATTGAGGGTACCCCGCATGCCATCCAGTTCGTTGGTGCTGAAGCGGATGTTCTCCAGCTCAACATCCGGCATGTACCGCCTGAGCGCTTCCGTGATGGCCAGCGTCATAGCGGTCTGCGCGGCATTCACTGGCATGTGCAGGTAGTCGTTGCTCACGCCGAAGTCCCGGTACATTGGGCATTCACCCTTGATCGTGCAGATCAGGATGTAGAGCTCCTGCACCTTCGCATCCGTTTCGGTTTCGGGGGCCAGAGTCAGCTCCCGTTTCTGGGAAGTATCGATAATGATCAAAGCCCCGGCCTCCTTTCTATCCGGCATACTCTTTGAGGCTGATCGATGCCTTGTATTCCGCTGGAGTGCCGTCCTTGTAGAACAGCTCCGTTTTGAATGACAGGCTTTCGATGACCCACTGGGTCCCGATCGGGCTGGTGCCCAGGACAAACACAACGGCCTTGCCCTTCTCGAGCAGTTTGGTCATCTTCTTTCTCCATGTCTCCGGATTCTCTCCGAGCCATGCGGAGAATAGCACATCAAACGTGATCGTCTCCGGATCCACGCCGGTGAATTCAAGAATGCCTTTCGTGGCCACCAGCTTGTGCGTGGAGTAGTTCGCCTTATTGGATCGGGAGAGGTTGCTGATCGTCCGGAAGGTTCTGTCGGTGACCTCGAAGGTCACGTCTCCGAGCATTCCTGTTTTCATTGGTTTATACACCCCACAATATAGCCGTGAGAATCGCTCCCGGAGGGGAACAGGCAGATTGCCTTGTCATTCACCCGCGGGAACCACTGGATATGCCTGATGCGGTGGCTGTGGCCGCCGTCCCAGTCAGTCTCATCGCCCTGCAGCTGACCGCCGAGCGAGTCCTTGATCTCTCCCCATTTTTCAGCAATGTGATGCTTGTGGGAGGCGTATTCCGTGTACATCTCGGAATTGATGTTGCCCCATTCCGGGAACTGCGCCACATAGAGCCAGTCGGATATGATGCCCTGGGAGGTGAACTTCACCCGGGCCTTGGTTTTGTCCTCGTTGACATCCGTCACGGTGCCGATCCGGACCATCTGGCCGGATCCCAGGGTGTAGTCATCCCGGTCTGCCAGATGCTGGCTGATGTTTCCGCCGAGGGTGATATCCGTGGTGTAGCCGCTCGATCCGAGCTTATGCTTCACGCATTTGACCGGATGCTTTCCGTCCCAGTAGCCGAAGCCTTCCAGCGTGACATTGTGCCCGGCCATGATGGCGGGATTCCCAGGAAGCGTGAATGTGGCTGTTTCGCCGAAGTCATTCTTCAGCCTCAGCTCCTGCGCTGCAATCTCCTGTGCTTCCGCGGATGTTTCCACACGGCGGTTGGTGATCACCAGCTGATTGTGCTCTTCGTTGTCCGCGTACTTCTCTGATTCGGCTGATCCGGTGATCAGCCCCTTCTCCGGATGCGCGTACCGGACGATGCAGCTGTCATAGCTGATGTCGCGGGAGCCGGTCTGCAGGCTCCATTTGGTATAGGAACCATCGTTCCAGCGGATGGTCATCACGCTGCCCTGATTCGCGTAGGCCGCGCTGTCCATCAGGACCATCTTTCCGTCTGTGATCTTCAGCGCGATGCCGGCTTCCCGGCACAGAGCCCGAAGAAATGCCAGGTCGGTCATTTCGTTCTGCTCTCTGCGCTCGTAGGAATGCGTAGGCGCATCGTAGATCAGGGACAAGCCGGCCTTTCCGGCGATCTCCCCGGCGATGCCGGCCAGCGTGTATTCCTCCCAGGCTTTGTTCCGCTTTTCGTCTGCGATCCCGCCGCTTGGAGGAAGAGAGGACGCCTTCATGGTGACGGTGCCGGGTGGGCCTCCGGCGCTCAGGCTGTCAAGGTGGAAGGTTCCAGCCTTCTGCTGGACAATCTTGTCACCTTTCCGAACGCCTACCCATGCTTCGATCTTCAGACCGCGCACACTGGCGCCCTGGTAGATCGTGTCAGTGAGCCATCTCTGCACCCATTTGCCGTCAGCATCCGCCAGTTTGATCTGGATATCGTCCGTTGATTCGGATTCATTATCCGTAATGTCGATTGTCAGCAGATCCTTCATGACCTGCTCCGTGCAGTCAACGCCCTCAAACTGGAGCTTCCAGGCTGACCGTCTGGCCAGCTCCTGCTGTTTGTACTTCAGCTGAGCACTGTAGACATCTGCATCAGCCAAGCCGCTCACCTCACTTTTTCCACGGCGGGTAGAATTCCTCATCCGCAGCGTAGTTGTTGAATTCCGGAACATTAAGGACGATCCCGGCAGAGAAGATGTAGATCCCGCTCTTGTCCAGGTTCGCTTCGATCAGCTGGGCCGTTACATCTGTCGATCCGGTCAGCTTGTGAGCGATGCTGTCCCACATATCGCCCTGTACGGTTGTATAGGTGGCCATGCTATCACTCCTTTACGCGTAGGCCGTCCGCCGTCTGTCAGACAGCACTTCATCCATAATGTCTTCCACCTGATCACGCAGGCTCTGGCTCTGTTCCTGGAGCATGGCCTGGATCTCAGAGGCGTTCTCGCCGCCGGAGACATTGAATACAGGGGAGAATTGCACCTCTATGATGTTGCTGCCTTCACCAGATCCGCCGGAGAGCGCATTCACGGTTTCATTGGCCGTCAGAACCTTCTCGCCGCCGTTCATCATGACAAGCTCCGGGCCTTCCTCACCGACAAGGGTAAGGCCGGCAGCTGCGTAGTCTGTACCGATGGCATCATGGTCCTGGACGCCGCTGGCTTCACCAGGCGGTGATCCTTCGGTTTTGTAGTGATAGGTGATATCAACATCCACATCCGCGATGGTGGCCAGAGCCGCGTTCACGGCATCGGCAATCGAGCCGGCTTCCGTGGTTGCGTCTGTGCCTCCGGCGGTGAGATCCTTGACATACGCTTCCATGGTGGCCTTGGCAGCCGCCGCGGCTTCGGATCCCTTGTCCAGTTCCTTGACGGTGTTCTCCAGTTCTGTCTTCAGAGCTGTCATGCCTTCGGTGAACTGGGTTTCCATGTCTGCGATGGTGGAAGCCAGAGCATCCTTGCTCGCCTCAACCTCCGCGAAGGAATCGTTGATCGCCTGCACCTCTTCCGGAGTGGCAGCGGCCAACTCCTGCAATGCGGCAAGGCTTTCGGCTGATCCGTCAGAAAGCTGGGTGGCAATCTCCTTCGAGACGCCCTTATCGAGAACAGTCTGCAGAGCGGTGTTGTACTGTTCCCAGTACGCCTGCTGCGCTGCCAGGTTGGTCTTCATCTCGGAGGTGGTCTTGGACTGCGCCGGATCGCCGGTCTCATCAAAGAGGCCGAACCGGCTTCCGAGGGACTTCTTCGCGGCTTCCTTCGCTTCATCGTAGGCCTTCTTCAGATTCTCCATCTGAGTGATGATATTGCCTACGGCTGCAACGGTGGTCTCCGCTTCCGTCTGAGCGGTCGATCCGGATCCCTCGGCAGCGGCCTTGGCGGCATCCACTCCGGCTCTGACCTTTTCCATGGTCTCAGCAACGAGCTCGCCGCTGTTCTCGTAATCCTTATAGGCTTCATTCAGTGCAGCCTCAAGGGAATCGTATTCGAGCGTACCTTCTGCCACACCGTTGATCAGGTTCTGCAGATATTCCTGCTGGATTTTGTCATTCGCTTCCACGGCGTCAGCATAGCCGGTTGCGGTGGAGATCAGACTCTGCCAGCTGTCACTCATCTGATCGACACTGAAGGTCTCGTGCTCAACCGCGTATCCCATGCCTGCAAGGCCGCTTCCGAAGAAGTCGTAATCCTGCCCGGTGAGCGTATTGATCGTGTCCTGCAGGCCGTAAAAACGATTCTGCAAGGCCTTTGCTTCTTCGGTATCGTCATGAAGCCAGGAGCCCTCGCCTTCGTAAGACTGAACCGCTTCGACCAGACTATCAAACTCGGAGCGGACATATCCGGCTGCGTCTCCAGCTTTCAGGAACTCCTGTACCGCCGTCTGCTGATTCTGAGTTCTGGTCAGATTTGCGGATGCATCAGCCTCCGCCTTGATGGAATCAACATACTGCTTTGACATCTTCTTGACGGTGTCAAGCGCGTCTGCTGTGTACTGATCCTTCCGGGCCTTGGCCACATTCTCATAGGCTTCGATCTGCCTGTTGAGGGCATCTGTTTCATCATCCGTTGCAGTGATCAAGCCGCCGGATGCTCCGCGCAGCTCCTCGGTAACGGCCTTCAGCCGTTCACGCTTCGCCGCCAGTTCGTCCGATGCGGAAGCGGCAGCGTTCTGCGCTTCGGCCAGAGCAACTGCCTGCTCGTTGGCTTCCTTCAACTCCGTCAGCTCGCCGGTGACATCGATCGTCTGAGTGATCGTGCCGTTGGCGTTGACTACGACCTTGCCGGCTTCAACGGCTGCCACGAATTCCTTCATGGTGCCGTATCCCAGGGCGCTGATGGTAGCGGAATCAAATCCGCTGGTTTCAAGCGTCTGGGTGAGCTTTCCGGTCTTCGTCTGGATGGAGCTGATGAACTCCTTCAGATGTCTCAACTGCTCATCCGTGATGTTCTCAGCGCCGTCCAGCTCAAGCTGCTGCTTGAGGGCGTGAGTGCCGTCAGCGGTGTTCGTCTTGAAGGAGAGATAGGTCTCCAGATTTTTCTCGACATCCTCAACTCCGCGAAGCTGAAGTTCCTGGGTCAGCGTGGCCTTCTCGTTGACGATGCTCTCTTTTAGTTCCTGGATCTGTTTGATCTTCTCCGGCTTAATGTCATCCATGACCAGCTTCTGCGTCAGGGTGCCGTCAGCTGTCGTGATGATCTTGCCGGACTGGACAGCGTCCACAAAGGCTTCCATGGAACTGTAGCCCAGTGCGCTGATGGATGCGGCATCGAAGCCGAGCAGTTCGAGCTTCTGCGTCAGCTTGCCTTCCTTGGTGCCGACAGTGTTCATCAGGCGTTTGAGCTGTTCAACCTTCGCGTCCGTGAGATTTTCAGCGCCTGCAATCTCAAGCGCCTGCTTCAGTTTGTATGTGCCGTCCTTCGTGTTGGTCTTCATCTCGAGGAAGGTCGGCAAATTCTTCTCAACGTCTTTCACGCCGAGAAGTTCAAGTTCCTGAGTCAGCTTCGCTTTGTCATCGACATAGGCTTTCTTCAGCCGCTCAAGCTCCTGCAGATCCTTCTTGCTGACGCCGGTGATGTCCAGCGTCTGGGTCACGGTGCCGTCATCATTGACAACGTAGCCATGGTTTTCCGCGATCTCCTTCAGCAGATCCAGATCAGACTTCTTCACGCCGCTGATATCGATCTTCTGGGTGATCTCGCCGACACCGCTGTTTTCAAGGTCGGAGATCTCCTTGGTCAGGGTCTTGTATTCCTCTGCCAGGTCGATGATATGCTGCTGCTCTTTGGCCTTCTCGTTCAGAGAATCAAAGTCCGCATCCAACTGCTCAAAGGATGGATGAGCATCGTTGTACGCGTCCGTCAGTAGACCGATGCCTGCAACCAGGGCGCCGATTCCTGCGGCAACGCCCATGATGATTCCGATGCCTGGAATCGATCCGCCGAAGAGCAGGTTGGCAGCTGCCGCCAGCTTTGTGGCCGCAGTGTAGGCCGCGACCGCCGCAGCGGCCAGACCGAGCACACCGATAAAAGCCGTCAGTCCCTGCACGATAGCCGGATTCTGTTCAATGAATTCTGCCATCGGCTCCAGGAGCTTCGTGAGCCCATCCGCAACGGACGCCACAACAGGCGTCAGCGCATCGCCGATGGAGATCTTTACGTTATTCGCCGCGTTCTGCAGCATGGTCAGGCGGCTCTCCGTGGTGGCGTACCGCTTTTCCGCTTCGGCTGTCAGAGCGGTGTTTTCTCTGAAGGCGGCGTTTGCATCCCGGATGGCATTGCTCATCAGATCGCCGGATCCCGCCAGAGACAGGATCATGCGCTGCATCCGGGTTTCCTTAATGCCGAGTTCGTCCAGCAGCACGGATGCGGAAGCGCCGTTCCGCTCCACATCGTTAAGGCCGGTGATGAAGGTGGCCAGCGCATTCGCGGCGTCATCGCCCCAGGCGTCTGCAAACTGCTGCGCACTCATTCCGGCAATGCTGGCGAACTCATCCAGACCGTCACCGGTTTCAACTGCCTTGTTCAGCTGACTGATCAGCTTCGACATGCTGGTGGAACCTGCGGCGGTTTCGATACCCAGGGATGTGACGGCTGCGGACAGGCCCATCATGTCGGCCTCGCTCATGCCTGCCAGTGATCCGGCTGCGGCGATGCCTTGGCCCATATCCACGATCTTCTGCTCTGTGGTGGCGTAGTTGTTGCCCAGATCCACGACAGCGGATGCCAGGTTGGAATACTGGCTCGGATCCATCTGCGTGATGTTCGCAAACTGAGCGAGCATCGTAGCGGCCTCATCCGCCGTCATGGTGGTGGCCGTTGCCAGCTGGCTCATGGTGGTGGAGAAGTCCAGCAGATTGTCCTTGCTGATGCCCAACTGCCCGGCAACTTCCATCACGTTGGCCAGCTCTGTCGTGGTGACCGGGATCTCTGTAGACAGCTTCATAACGGCCTCGGACATCGCCTGCAGTTCGCTGGCGCTCATGTCCGTGGTTTTTGATACGCCGGTCATGGCACTTTCAAACTCGATGGATGCCTGGGCGCATTCCTGCAGCGTCTCGTAGACTGATTCCAGCCCCTTCATGACGCCGACAGCGGACAGTGCGGAGGAGATGCCGCCCAGCAGATCCCCGGTACTCCCGGCGGAGTTGAGGGCATCCAGCTTTGCCTTCATGTTGTCGATCTGCTGAGATCCCTGCGTAAATGCGGAGGTAAAGCCGCCGCCCAGGGCCGCATTCAGCTCGAACAACATCTGATAGTTGGCAGCCATGTTTGCATCTCCTTTCGGTCAAAATGAAAAAAGGCTACCGCTTTTTGCGAGCCTTTCGGATTGCTTCGTTTTCTTCTTCGATGATCACATTCCCGGCGCGGATCCACCGGACGAATTCGGCCAGAGGAAGGCTGACCCAGTCAAACACCGGCGTGGAAAAGTTCTTCGCCATCCGGATCGCGTTCTGTCTCAGCCAATCCCCGCCGTCCCCGCCGCTGGCGCCTATTTCAATAAAAAATTTCGGACAGCTTCCTTGACCCTGTTATGGTCCTTGAGGCTCAGAGCCAGGAATGCATCCGTACCAAGAGGCTGCTTCGCCTTGGCGCAGGCCTTGGCGGCAATGCCGAGAATGTAATCATTGTTCAGAGCGCCGTAGATCACTGCGCCCTTTTTCCGGGCCATCAGTTCGTTCTCAACTTCCATGCTATCCTTTCCGGTCAGGTTCTCCAGATCCATCTTGATAGCATCGTACATCGCGCCGTTGTAATCCAGCGGCTTTTTCAGTTTGATCACCACCAGCCCCGCATCGGGATCCTGGGCCTGTTCGTCTTCGATGATGACTTTCTTTTCCTCAGTTGCCATGGTAACGTTCGTCTCCTTTCACATGATAAAAAGGTTGGGCTCTGGTTCATCGCCAGAGCCCGAGAAAAACTTACTTGCCCAGAGCCTTCCGGATCGGAGCGAAGTAATCCACTCCATTGATGAAGCAGATATAGTTGAAGGGGTCGATCTCCCAGATCTTCTGGCCATCCTTGTACCCGGCGTAGTAAACCACGCTGAAGGTATTGGCGCTGTCGGCGGGAGTGGCCGGCTGGACGTTTCCGGGATTCATGGCCTTCGGCCTGGCCAGCATCACGTACTTGTCGGCCTCGATGCCATACTCGGAAGCGGTGGTATCCCAATACTGGGCGGCCACACGCAGATCCAGGTGGTGACTCTTGGGGGTAGCCAGCGTCCTGGCCGCCTCGGTGGGGCTGCGCCAGTTGAGGGACAGCTCCATAGCTTCCATCATGCCAGCAACGGGCACATCAATGTTGCCATTGATGCCGGCGCCCTGGATCTGCTGGATGATGAAGGCGATGTTCGGAAGAGTGGCCTGCGTCAGGCCCATGAAGTTGTTACCGTCTTCGTAGAGCTCGAAGACCACATTGGATTCAGGCTGCTTTGCCATTGGTCATCCACCTCCTTAGGTCAGAGCTGCCGTCACGTAGGACGGGTCGTACTCCAGCACAAAGTCGATTTCCTGCGCAGGAGACGGCGGCGTCACGTAGACGTGCAGCTTCACGATGCCAGCCATCAGGTTGGTCGTGGGGTTTTCGGATTCCAGCATCTCGCAGCGGCCGCCCAGGATGTACCCGGAACCGGTCAGGCCGTTCAGCCAGATGTTGCAGGAATCCAGGACAGTGTCGATGAAGCGCCGGGTCATGGGCTCATCCAGCTTGCCCCAGAAGGTGCGGATCAGGGTGTTGCCCACGAAGTCGATCATCCGGGACACGGGGATGAAGTAGTCCTTCACGTCCTGGTTGGTCGGATAGCAGGCGGTGTAGTTGCCCCAGACTTTGAACCCACCCATAAAGTTCAATCCTGTCACGATGCCGCCGCCGTTGAGGATGTTCGCCTGCTCCAGGCTCAGGATCACTTCGCCGCCAGCTTCGGTCACGAGGCTGTCGCACTGCAGGCCCTTGTTGGAGGGGCTGACATGAGGCGCGGCATAGGTAGCATCGGTGTTGGCGATGACACCAGCAACCTGGGTGGACAGATGGAACACGCGATCTCCCAGCTTGACCATGGGCCAGCAGACGATCTCGTTCTCATCGGTGAAGTTGGCGCTGTTCTTCAGCGCGATAACCTCATCATAGGTATCCGCGCCGCCGGAAGCCGCGGTGGACAGGTCCACAATCGCCTTTGCCCGGAACATGCCGTTGATCGCTTCGGCCTTGGCAGCCATGACAGCGGCCACGCCGGTGTTGTGGGAGTATCCGGGAGCCACGATCAGGTCAGGGATCATGCCGATCGTGCTCATGCACAGATCAGCCGCTTCGATGCCGGACTCAACCTTGGAAGCGTCAACGCTGTTGGGCGTCACGACATCGTAGGCGATGTTCAGCTGATTCTCACTGTAGTGGGTGCTGGCAGGAAGCAGTTCCACAACCAGCACTTCGTCCACGAAGTACAGATCGTAGTCAACGCCCTTCTCATAGGCCGTGCCGGTGCCGCCCTGGGTCTTTACTACAACAGATCCGGGGATCGCGGTCTTGGTCAGCTCGACCTTCTTGGAGACAACAGCCTTATCGGCCGCGGCAACGGCGGTCTTCATGGTGCTGGCATCCAGCATATTGCAGAAGATCGCGGGGGAAACGTTGAACAGTTTGAAGTGGGAATACATAGCCTCGCAGAGAGGATAGGTAGCCCAGTCTTCGGAGTAGCCCAGCTTCTGCACCGCTTCATTCCAGCTGGTGCAGAGAACGGGTACGCCGGGGGTAGCCGGGGAGTCGGCGTTCTGGATCGGGGAAGCCCCAATGAAGAACGGGACGCCGGTTTCGACCGTTGCGGGAGTCACGGCACTGGTGGCCTGCTCCAGCACAAATACGCCATGCTTAGCCATTGGTTTTCAACCTCCATTACTTATTCAGCCCATTAACAAACCGCCTGTACACTTCATACAGACGGTTGCCGGGCTGTCTTACAAGGATTCGCGCTTCTGCCAGCTCTTCGGAGCCGACAAGCAGCTGTGCAATCGGCGGATACTTCTCAATCGCACGGGCCAGCTTCTGCATCACTTCCTCCCGGGTTCCGGTGAGGATGGTGTTGTGCTGGATCGCGCTCCGGATCGTAGGCCCGATATACACCCAGTTTTTGACCTGCTTTGTCAGGTCTTGTGCGGTTGCCCGTCCCATACGCTGCGTTCCTCCCTTCCGACAGGCGGCATCTTCCACACTGTCATCATTTCGCCCAGATAAAAAGGTGCCGTGTCATCCGGATAGACAAGCTGCTCAATCCCGCCCTCGTTATCCAGTTTGAACTGGCGCTCGAGGATGGGATTTTTCATCAAGCTGATCCGGATGCGCTCCATCAGGTTCAGCAGCATGAGACCGCCTTCCTGTTCGTCCTCGTTGTACACGCAGAACAGCGTCCGGACGTTGACCAGGCCCTCCGGCAGATTGCCGGGCTCCTGGCGGTAGGACGTGTTCAGCACCGAGTGCAGAACATACGGAGCGTATTTGTTGGACGCCTTCTCATCCGGAAGCCTCGTTTTGTAGACAACAGGGCGCCGGATCTCCGGCTCCTGCTCCTTCTTCGTAGGCTTAACCGGCATGAGAAGCTCAGCCGTAGCCTCCTCCGTGCGAAGCTTCAGCGCTTCCAGCAGCATAACGCTTGTCATCTTTCAGCTCTCCTTTACTTCGCCAGGATACGTCCGATCTCATGGGACAGACGTTCGTTGAATACTTCCATGATCCGCTTGCCCAGCGGATCGGCT